TTGTCCGTAATTATTATATCCAGTTACTCCGGCTATAATATATTGTGTACTAGCTGTTGTTGTTCCTGTAAAATCTAATATTGGGGCATTTATTTGTATGATACCCGTATTATTTATGTAGGTATCACCAGATAAAGTTATAGTGTCACCACTATATTGAACTACCTGTCTATTTTCAAAATTTGGTCTCGATAAAAATGGCATCTTATATTACGGTAATCCCTAAAGGTCTATATTGTAATGCTTTATTTAATTGTTCAGCTTCATTTGCCTTACGAGTTAACATCGCTTCTGGACGTAATCTCTCTAATCTTTCATTAAGTCTCTCCATTAGAGCTGTTTTATCTTCTTTGGATTCACTTAATAATGATTCATAGTCCATTGTTACTTCAGCATCAGTAACACCTAGAACACCACCAAATTTACCACGAACTCTACCTAAAGTTTCTTTACATATTGCTGTAAAATAATCTCTAACCCACTGTTTTGAAGGTGAATTTAATTCACTAAAATTAACCACATCCACTGGTACATCAGAGGGTAATTTAACAATATCTTTATTTGCGTTTAAACACCTTTGTCTTTCCTCATCTGAATTAGTTTCATAATACCAATACCAAACTTTGGAACCTGTTATGTTTTGTTGACCAGTACCGGCACCGAATATTACTCTACTACCTGGAGTTGGTAATAAATGGAGTAGTCTAGTCCCATTTGGGCCTGCTGTTAGTTTATAAATTAATTCAGAACTTATTAATCTTTGTTTGAGGTTGTAGTCTGCGTTTCTTAACGCGATATCAAAGGATGGGGTTACGTAGAATCCACCACCACCGAATCCTCCACCACCAGGAACACCACCGAATCCACCGAACCCACCACCGAATCCACCGAAACCGGCGTTGTTAAATCCGGTACTTGAAAATAGTGCAAGATCCATTGTTGATGGTTGGAAATATAAAACTTCATTCATTTCTCTACCAGCTGGAATTGAATACACTTGTTGCCCACTTACAAGGGTCACAAAATCTTGTTTCAACTCCCAAGGACCACGGGCTTGTAACCCCACAATTTTTGAGTAGGCATATGTGAATGAGTCCTCATAACCTAAACTTCTTGTTGTTAAAGCTTTTGTTAAATCGGCGGTATCTAAATTAATCCCATCTAATGATGACCATTGTGTTTCAATTAGCCACTCATTTATATAAGATGAATGGTCTTCTATTGAAATTTCCAATAAAGTACACATTTGTTCGTCATCCAACTCAATTTTTCTGAGTGGAGCACCTAATCTGTGTCTTACTTGACGGAATAGTTTTTGTTTTTCTGAATCTTCTATGATAAGTGCCATGTAGACTTTATATGATAAATATTCACAACATCTGTTAATGATGAGATAAATACCAAATAACCTACAACTTTAACTTTTTAATTGGACCCATTTTAATGATTTCATTGACGATGTCTTCTGCAATATCAATGGTTTGTGATTCTTCACCCATTACGGCATTTATAATATCCTTTTTCTTATGAATTATTTCTTAATAATAGAAGAAATAAAATCATTTGATATATCTAAACTATCGAAATTTTCACCAATAACTTGTGATATTATTCTTTTTTTCTTATCTAAAATTGTATATATCATTTCATCTATCGTACCCAATATAATTGGGTAATAAACATTGACCGTCTTATCCTGCCCAATCCTCCACGGTCTATCTTCAGCTTGAGCATGGTTAGCGGGAACGAAATCTAAATCATTCATAATAACGATTTGTGCCGCGGTTAATGTAATAGCTGAACCAGCAGAAATAAGATTACCAACAAAAACCATAACCTCGGGGTTCTCTTGAAATTGGTCTATGGAATTTTGTTTTTGTTTTTCATTCATTTTACCGTTATGACCGACTGCTAATTTTCCAAAATGTTCCATTAATAAATTAAAGGAATGTGTGAAATTTGTAAAAATGATAACTTTTTGACCATTTTCAATAGCTTGTTCAGCCAATTCAATACTATGTTGAACCTTTTCTTGAGCTAGATATTTTCTAAGAACAACCAATTCAACCATATGTCTACCAGCACCAAGATTTTTACCTTCACTTTTAGCCCATTCAAGATATTCTTCAAAAACACGACCGTACTGATCCATATCATCTATTTCAATGTAATATGGTGAAACTATTTTTGGTGGTAAGTCTAAATGATCTTCTTTTTTCCTTCTTAAAATTAGGTTTTTAGTTCTTTTATGTAACTCATCTAAATTAGATGCACCATCTGTAATCCAAATAAATCTGTTTGTACCTTTTCTTCTAAATTTCTTTGCTGCACAATAACGGAAAGCATAAAATTGCCAATTTGCTGTTACGGTAGAATCACATAGTTTTAAAAGGTTATAATAATCCATCGGTCTATTAGCTACTGGCGTACCAGACAATAACCACCTTCTGTTTATATTTTCAGCAATCTCAATTGCGACCTTACTTCTTTGGGCTTTAGGGTTTTTAATAAAATGGGCCTCATCCATGATAACTAAATCATAACCTTCATCAACTAAGAACCTTTTAACTTCATGTTCCTCATATTTCTTCCTACCATCAATGATAGTATGAAACTTAGTTAGAATATCATAATTTATTATAGTAAATTTTTTAGGATTCCAAAATCCAGATTTAATAATAGAAATATCGTCCTCATCAACAAAATTCATTATTTCTCGTTTCCAATTAATTTTAGCGTTAGCCGGACAAATAATTAAAATTTTCTCAACACCTATTTCTAAGGCCGCAACAATAGATTGGTAGGTTTTACCTAACCCCATATCATCCGCTAGAATTGATTTTGGTTTTTTAATTAAAAACTTTACACCTAACTCTTGGTGTTTGAAGGGGGTTCTACCTTTAACATCTAATTGTTTATATTTTTCAAAATCAACAACAATATCGTCTAAATTCTCTTCAAACATATCTGTATGAACTTGTGTTTTAGGTAGGTAGAATAGAATACTTTCTTTTTGGTTTTTATATAACTTACCTTTTACGTGATAAGATTTATCACTTTCAGCAAGAAGTTTTTCTACAAATACTCGTTCTGGTATATTTTTTAAACTATATTTTTCTTTTAATTGTTCACCTAAATAAAGAGCAATGTCAACCACCTTATTAACATCTATCGGTTCTCGTTCAACGTTTTCTTGAATATAGGATGTTTGACTAGGTGTAAGTACGAAAAACCCCTCAGAATCCAATCTTTTCTTCATTTTAAGAATATGATCATTGGTTCCTAAATAATTACGAACCTTATCTAAGGTCGTTTTATTCTTTAATTTAGTTAAATCTATCATATGACAAAATAAATATAGGTGTTGACTGTGGAAAATAAAGAAAATAGAACTTTATCAAATATTTATTAACTATAAACGTGTGCACATGGCAAAAAGAAAATTCCCAATAAATCGTGTAGGTAAATTTTATGATGAAATTGACTTCGGTATAGAAAATGAAATGGCTCGAGAATATGTTGAGGGTGATCTTAACATTGTGGTCGTATTATTTGAGGTTGACAGGAAAGAAACTTTGGTTGATGATGTCTATGGTGAGGCGAAATCTAATGAAATAAGATTTAAAGCCCCTAAGGAGTTGAGAGTTAAACTACACTTAGATGAGGCTGAAAATAAAACGTACACGGAGGGTATGAATAGATACTTAGATTATGGGCAACTTAAGTTCCATATTTTTCAAGATCAATTGGATGAACTTAAATCTGAAATTAGTTATGGTGACTATATTGGGTATTCTGATAAAGAAGATAACATAAAATATTTTACAGTAAGTAATGATGGTAAAATATTTTCAGATAATGCACACACAAGAATTGGTTATAAGGGGTACTATAGAACAATAACCTGTGTGACTGCAGATGCAAATGAATTTTTACCTAATTATTAATAGATGGCTTTACCTAAAAAATTAAAAAAAGATTTAAACGTTAAAATAGTCGACCCACAAGGTGGACCGAAAGCTTATATTGACGATTTTTTAGCTGAAAATCCAGGTAATCAGCCACGTGGTATAGATTTAACAGATTTAGATAAAGGGTTTGTTGATTGGGTTGAGGGTGAGTTAGATGTCGTCATTGATGGTGAAAACGTACCAGTTTCTTTTTTAACAGCACAAAGATGGACCGAATTTACAAGAACATGGAAAAATTCTGATAAATATAAAAATATAAAAATACCCTTTATTTCTGTAGTTAGAAAACCAGATGTACAACCAGGTACTAATCCGGCCGATTTTAACATACCACTTAAAGATTATAGAATACCGGTCTCTGTAAACCCAACTTGGGACGGAAATAAAAAAGGTGCTGATGTTTATTTAATACCACAACCTGTTGGTGTTGATTTAACATATAATCTTAGATTTTTCACCTATAGAATGAATGAGTTAAATGTCTTAAATGAAAAAGTTTTGGAGATGTTTGCTTCAGCTCAAGCCTATGTAAATATAAAGGGGCACTACTTCCCAATTATGTTAGAAAGTATTGGTGACGAGTCAACAATAGATGATATTGACGGTAAGAGGTATTATATACAAACGTATGAAATGAGGATGATGGCATATGTGTTAGATGAGGATAAATTTGAACTTAGACCAGGTCTTGAGAGGGCAATTCTTTCCTTTGAGGTTGACACAAAAAAACCAAAAGCCATCGCCACCTTCATTAAAGATGAGTCACACAACGATAAAACAATAAGTTGTGTTATACAATTTTTACCTGGATCACCCACATCTATAACATTCCAATCAGATTCAGTAGCTACTTTTACATCCGTAGATACGGAGAACATTTCATCGGTTACGTTTTATATTAATTCAATACCTACTTCGATGCCATTTTCTGTTAACGAAACGGACATGATTAGCATAAGTATAGTAAGAACTAATTCTACTCAGTTATCTGAGCTAATATTAAGAGGAACAGTACCATTATAATGACAAATTTTTGTGGAAATAGTGATATAACTAAAATTTTTATTGTTGAGCCTGGTAATGCATTTACTGGTAATACAATCGATGGTAATCTAATTGTTAATGGTAACATCATTAACTGTGGTTCTGGTTCTACAATATATACAGAAACGATTCTACCATGTTTTACCGCGGTAACCATTAATAACGCTATAACAATAACACCATATGAGGTTCTACCCACTTCCGACGATTTAATTAGTCTAGGTTCACCATTAAGAAGATATAGAGATATTAATACGATTAGCGGTACATCAACAGTTTGGACATCTACAGGTGTTATCTATACCCCAGTTCTAAATTTGGGTACCGATTTGAGTGGTAATACAAGGATAATAACAGCAGAGAGTTCTATTATACAAGATGATTGTTTATTGGGTGGAACTTACTAAAGTCAATGATATTTATAATAAAATTAAAGAAAAAGAAAAATGGCAACAAGAAGAACGATACATGTACTCAAAAACAGTGTAATTCCTGGGCAATCATTACCTAGTAGTGGTGTAAAACCTGGTGAACCCTTAATTAACCTTGGAGATGGTATTCTATTCTTCTCAGGTGGAACAGCCGGAGTACCTACATGGGTACCTTCAGATAATAACGCTAACTATTTTGAAGTTGGTTCCAATTTATATAACCTTAAATTAAGAAATCAGTTAACTACCTATCAAGGTATTAGTGGTTCTGGTTTAATTGGTAAATTTTTATCTGGTACAACAACAGGTTTTGTATTAGCAGATATTTCTTCCATACAAGGTGTTGACACCGATAGTTATGTAACAGGAGGTACTTGGTCTCCAAACACGTTGACTTTATCATTAAATGGTGGTAAACCTAGTGTTCCTGTAACAATAGATTCGTTTAACAATCTAAATCTATATGGTACAACTAATGTTAATGGAAATTTAACTGTTACTGGTACATCAACATTTAACGGTTTAACATATTATAATAATACCGCAACAGCTTCTAATGAAGTTGTTAACTACGGTCTATTAACAGCTTACACACAAACAAACGATGTATACACAACTGGTGGTATTTCGTTAACTTCCGCCAGTAATAATACACCAACACAATCTTTATTGTTGGGTTATAATGGTACCCCAATTGGAGGTCCTTATTCTGTTGTAACGGAAAATACATTTACAACTGGTGGTACGTATAATAATTCATCTAAGAATATTACTTTCACTAAAAATGATTCAACACAATATAGTGTTGATTTATCAAATATAGATACAAATGATACTTATGTTACTGGTGGCACTAATACCTCATCAACAAATAACACTAATAATGCTAGTATTAGTTTAGAATATAATCAGGATGTACCTAATGGTACATATTCACTATCTTACACAGATTCTTATACAACTGGTGCTACATTAAATGGTAGTGTTGTTAGTTTCTATAGGAATGATGGTACACCATACTCGGTGGATTTAGGTAGTCTCTCACCAACAGGATTTACAGACACATACGTAACAGGTTTCACAAAATCTGGTAATATATTAACTATATTAAGAAACCAAGGTGAACCAAATTTAACGGTAGACTTAAGTACTTTACAATCTTTAACTGTTAATGGTAACTTAACAACCACTGGTCAAACAACAACTAATGATTTATTAGTTAATAACTTCGTTCTAGGTAGTTTAATACCTGATACTGGTTGTACATACGATTTAGGTTCAACAACAAACAGATGGAATGATGTTTGGGCTAAGAAAGTCAAAATTGGTACTTGTACTACTGACTTAGAGGATGATGGTTCACAATTTATTATTACTGTTGGTGGTACTTCTTCTGGGGCGACAATCAATCTTAACGGCGGTAATTTAAATATTGGTGGTGATGTATTACCTATCGGTGATTTAACATATAACCTTGGGGAACCATTAAATAGGTGGAATAATGTTTACGCCGCTAATATTTCAGCGTCAGCTATTACAGTAAGTAATTTATCACCAAACAGAGTTGTTTATACAAATGGTTCTGGTAGTTTAGCAACTGAAACTGGATTTGAATATAATGAATCAACGGATAGAATGACTGTTGGGGCATTAACAGTTAATAACCCAACAGGCACAACATCTTATATTGGTCAAGGTGGTTTAGAAATTGGTTCTGGTGGTTCGACAAGTACTCCTGGTATTGGTGATTTAATAGTACACGGTAATTTAGATGTTTTCGGAACAACTACAACAATTAGTACTTCTGAACTTTATATTGAAGACCCACAGATTACTTTAAACTATAACCCTACTGGTAATACGTCACCTACATCTATTGCCTCTGGTTTTAAAATACAAGATGGTGCTGGTGTTGTTAGTACAGATGTTTATTTAACTATCGCACAAATGAACACCTTTATAGGCGGTGATGTAACTGAATATTCAGGACCTACTGGGTACACTAATAGAGGTTGGTTAACACAATTGAATGATATAGTAATAAGAAATACTAACCTAAATAATGGAGCACCAGATGGTGTCAGGGTGTTGGCCGAATTTGATTGTCTGGATGGTGGCACTTATTAAACTAAATTTATCTCACAATTTTATATCCCCAATCGAAAGTTGGGGATATTTATTTTCATAGGGTTATATAACCTTTAATTACACACCCTAAATAGGGATTTATAAATAGTCATACATATGACAGGTATTACAAGACAAAATATTTTTAAACTTAAGAGATCCAATGTCTCAGGTAAGGTACCCACACCTTCACAACTATTAGTGGGTGAGATGGCCGTTAATACTCAAGATGGTTATTTATATACAGCAATTTCTGATTTAACTGGTACAACAGTAGGTGTTAGACAAATAGGTTGGGATAGGCTATCAACAATTTCAGGTGGTACTATTAATGGTAATGTAATTATTAATGGTACATTATCGGCGACAACAATACAAGGAAACGGTAATGGAATTACAAACGTTGGTTTAAGAACTAAATCTGGGGTGGTGAGTAGTAGTACATTTTCTGGTGTACCTAGAAAAGCAACAGTAACATTTACAACAAATTTTCCCACAAATAATTATTCAATATCTATTTTAGGGGGAGATAATAGGACTTTTACTTATGAATCAAAAACGGTGAGTGGATTCACAATAAATGCTAACTCAGCAGCACCATTAACAAATGACGTTCTTTGGATGTCAATACAACACGGAGAATACTAATATTTATTATATATGAGTTTAATTATAGATAGTTTAAATGTGGAAGGACCAATGAATGTCACTGGTGACACTATTTTTCATAGTAACGTTAGTGGTGTTAAATTTTTTGGTGATGGTATAGGCCTTTATAATATAACGGGTGGAACTTATTTAAGTGCGGCAACATATACTAACGGTAGTATTATTCTCACAAATAGTAATGGGTCTGTGGTGTCTACACCTATAACTGGTTTAACTAGTGATATAGACGAACAAATAGCTACACTACAAGAATCAATTAGGGTAGATTTACAAAATAACAAATATTCAAATGAATTAAGTATCTCAACAACACCAACTATTATAGCATCTGGTAGTACTAATATAGAATTAAGTGGTGGTGTTTATACTATTAATTTTATTTCAGAATTTGAAGGTTCTGGAGGGGGTAATAAGCGTTTAATTACCTACACATTAGGTACTGATTTCAATAATAACCCAATTTTTACCGGTCAAACTTTTCAGATATATGCTGTTAATAATCAATATTCAACAACTAACACTGTTGGTGTTAGGTATTTACCGTGGAGAACTAATGTATATGTTTATGGTTATGCCACAAGTGGTAATATAAACGTTAGAAATAGAAATCTAACACTTTACGGTATTAATAACGTTTTAGTTTTAAGTGGTACAACGTAATATGGGAACAAAATTAAATTACAATAAAAATATAGAAATTAAATCAATACCACAGTTGGTAGATGAGTTGGAAGGTGCTTTAGGTGTTAATAATACTGATACAACCAAACCAATTGATTTTTCAGTAA